CATGGACGTTTTGAAAATTTCTAAAATGACGGGCAAGCTGGACGGGTTCAAAGCATTGAACACGAACACGCTGACAAATGAATATTGCATGAAAATGAGCGCGTGCGGGGATTCGTCAATCATATGTACCGAGTGCTACAGCGTTGAGATGCTAAACGGATTGCGCAAAAATTGCGCTCCCGCATGGCAACACAATAGCGATATGCTGTCCGGTGGATTGATTCCGGAGCATATGTTGCCGACAATCCTAGACGCATTTTTTAGGTTTTCCGGTCATGGCGAGCTGATAAACCTGACCATGTTGGAAAATTTCCACAACATCACGTTACACAATCCGCATTGCTCTTTTGCATTGTGGACAAAGCGCAAGGGTTGGATTCGCAAATTTTACAGCACGCACGCAAAACCCGCGAATCTTATCCTTATCTATAGCAACCCGCGCATTGACGCGGTAATGGACAATCCGCCGGCATTCTTTGATCGGACATTCAACAACGTATCGCCGGACAGTGACGCGCCACAAAATTGCACCGGACAAAAATGCAAGGATTGCTTGCTATGCTATACGCCGAACAATGGCGTCACTCAAATTGTGGAGGCAGTGAAATGAACAAGAGAACAAAAGCAATCTTAGACAGCGCAAGGGCAGAGCGTGCCCTCGCCGATACCGATGCAGAATTGCGCGCAACGATTCCGGACTATGACGCGAAAATGGCGTATCACGCGCATCTAATGGAAACCATGAAACCGGAAACAAGCGAAGAGTTCAAGCTAGTTGGCGCGGCAATGGTCGCAAAATTTGGGGAGTAGTTATGACAAAACAAGATATCATCATGCACATAAAGCACATTGTCGTTGAACAATGCGAAAAGGACCCAGAAGATCGGGACATATTCGCAGCCTTTGGCGCCCTAATCGACAAGATCGAGGAAAGCATAAAGGAGGAGGAGGCTTAGGCCTCCTTTTCTTTTGCCTCGAGCCCAGGTTGCTGTAACCCTGGTACTGGGGCACCAGTCCCTGGCTGCCCAGGTCCAGGATCCCCGAACCCCGAACCCGAATCCCCGACTCCCGAACCCCGAAGCTGCTCCAGTACCGATTCAAGATGCCCGATCCCCGACTCCCGAACCTGGTGCCACAGGTCCTGGTGTCCCGAACCCCGAAACAAGCTCCCCGAACGTAGGCCATTGCGCCCGATTTCAAGGCTCTGGGCGCCCTCAAACAAAATTAGGTCACCCGAAGGGAGGTGCTTAACCAAGATGAATGACAAGCCGCCATTACGCGAATACGCGGTATTCCACGCGATTTGTTGCGGCGATAATCGAACCGTGTTGTTTTTAGTTGTTTTTAATTCTATCCAGAATACAAGCCCAGACCATGCAAAATGTACGTCAGGCACGCCGCCACCATGGCGGTTCTCGATTCTAGTCGGATAACAGTTCTTCGGCAGATTCCTGCGGACGGTGTTCCAAAAGTTCGCCTCCGGTGTCGGCATCAGTTACCTCCTTATACTCGCCTTCGATGAAGGCTTGTGGATACTGCTGACGAAGTTGAGACAAACGGGCGGTGATCTCTTCACGGGAAAGATCATCAAGCTGGTGAATCTGTTCTCGCCTATCTACGGTCAAGCCACCAAGAGCGGAACGAATCTTCTCAGCGTTAATCGCGGCTGAAAACTGACCAGCCTCTTCCGCACCAGAAGACAGCTCGTGCAATCGCTTGAGCTGACCTGTTACGGTTACGCCATATCGGCGTTCTCGTTCTTCTCTTAGTTCTTGGATGTAATCGACAAGCTGTGGAAACTTTTTGCCTGCCAAAAGATGACCAGCAATGGACGCAGCACTATTGGATGCGTATCCAGCTTTTCTGGCGCACTCCGCATTGGAGTAGATTCCTTCAACATAGTAACGAGCGAACTCACGCTGACGATTCGTCAACTTTCGTCCAGTCTCGGCCTCTATATCATCTGCAAGAATATCGGTTTTCTTGGTACACATGTCACACTTGTACCCCAAAAAAACAATGATTTGAAGCCTTTTCAAAAAAGGCCAAAAAACCAACATTTGTACTTGTAGTCTTATAGAGTCTCCAAAGTGTGACAAGTGTGCCAAAAATGCTTAGAAGTGTGCCAAGCTCAAACCCTTGATATCCGTGGATCACAGCCATTCTTGTCACACTTGTCACACTTGTCACACTACATTTGAACTTTTTTCAAAACTTTTTTTTCAGCAAAAGAGGTGTAACAAATGAGACAAATGTGCCAAGCCGATTGAGGAAGAGTATCGGTTCTCTGGGTTCGGTAAAATAACCTGTTGCATGTTGTCTTGTTTCCTGTATAGTTAACAAATAAATATCAGTCATGGAGGACGATATGCAGGAAGTACAGGAAAGGCTCGTGATTCAAGGCTCACGCATCGAGTACGCTATTTATTGCGATTGGTGTTGTGGTCATGGGTTTGAGTCTGGCAGGCGCGGCGATGTTGTTGATTGTCACAAGTGCCATGGTTCGGGATTCAAGTTTCAATATGTGATGGAGGAAGACAATGGGAACTAGAGCGATTTACATTTTTGAGGACGAGCATGAAGAGGTTCATGTTTACAAGCATTATGACAACTACCCAGAAGGTGCGGTGGATTTCATTGAGAACGCCAAGGAGTTCGCATGGGAGTTGCCACGCTTTGAGGCTGACGAGTTTGCGGCATCGTTTGTTGCGGCGAACAAAGATCGGAGGGGCGGTGGTGTTCGTTTGGTTAATGCGCGGTTCAAGGATCGTGATGAGATGTTGGAGGCCAATGATTGGTGTGACTATCATTATGTGATCTCAAAGCATAACAGCCAAGATTTGTGGATTGAGATTTGGGAAAGCCGTCCTGACAAGATGAACGGCACGACTTGGGTTTTGATTGACGAGTTAACGCATACAGAAATGAAGGAGAAATACGGTGAACGTGCTATCGCTATTTGACGGAATGTCGTGTGGAAGGCTTGCCCTTGAGAGGGCAGGTTTTCCTGTTACCAACTACTTTGCCAGCGAGATCGACAAGTATGCGATCCAAGTTGCGAAGGCCAACTTTCCGGACACCATTCACATTGGTGATGTAACGAAGATCAAGACGCATGAAGGGCACATCAACTATTTTGATGACGCACCGTTGGTTTCAGATTTGAGAAAAGTTCGTCAGACCAAAATTGATCTGTTGATCGGCGGCTCGCCATGTCAGGGATTTTCGTTTGCTGGCAAGCAACTCAATTTTGACGATCCGCGTTCCAAACTTTTCTTTGAGTTCGTGCGGCTGTTGAAAGCGTTGAAGCCAAAGTATTTCCTGTTAGAGAACGTCAATATGAAGAAAGAGTATCAGGACGTTATATCTGACCTTCTGGGATGCAAGCCTGTGGATATCAATTCTAATCGTGTGAGCGCACAGAATCGGCGGCGTTTGTATTGGACGAACATTCCAGTCCGCTCCATGCCGGAGAACAAGCACATCTATTTGAAGGACATCTTGGAGGATGGGTTCACGGATCGCGAGAAGTCGCATTGCATTGACGCGAACTACTTCAAGGGTGGCAATCTGAAGTCGTACTTTCAGAAGAACCGCCGCCAGCTTGTGTTTGATTTTGACGATCCAACGGAAACCGGATTGCAGTTGGCAGGCGAGGCAGACCTCAAAGGTCACGGTTACAATCGCCGCGTGTATCATCCGGACGGCAAAGCACCAAGTTTGTGTGCGGCATCTGGCGGCAATCTGGAGCCTAAGATTCTTCAAGTGCCGAGGGGCAAGAACCAAGGCGGCATCAAGGCGGACGATGGGAAGGTTCCCACGTTGAGCGGGTCATCATGGGAGCACAATAATTTTGTGTTGTATCCGGCATCTATTGTTGGGCGTCGTTTGAAGGATGGAGTCCGCGATGACTATAATAAGGACGTTCCGGTCAATCAGTGTTTGGAGGTTCATGACACGAAGGGCAAGTCACGTTGTTTGTCCACGGTGGAGAAGGACACATTGGTTTCGCCGTTGCCGGAGGGCAGGTATCCGGACGCATACAGCGAGGAGATGCGTTTGATGTGGCGCAAGTTGACGCCCATCGAATGTGAGCGTTTGCAGACTGTGCCGGACAACTACACGAACCATGTATCCAACACTCAGCGTTATCGGATGTTGGGCA